CGGAGATAACAAAATAATGGCACTATCATTTAACAAACAAACTGGCGGAGCACTAAAAAGCTCTAACAACTCTTACAAATACGTAGATGGCGATAATAAAGTTCGTATAGTTGGCGACATCTTAGCCCGTTACGTATACTGGATTAAAGGCGAGAACGACAAGAACCTACCACTAGAATGTTTATCATTCGATCGAGATCAAGAAGCATTTACTAACAAAGAAAAAGATTGGGTTCGTGAGTACTACCCAGATCTTAAGTGTGGCTGGTCATATGCTACTCAATGTATTGATGGTAAAGATGGTCAAGTTAAAGTATTGAACTTGAAGAAAAAATTATGGGAACAGATAATTACTGCAGCTGAAGACTTAGGCGACCCCACTGATGTAGAATCAGGTTGGGATGTTTGCTTCAAACGAGTAAAGACTGGCCCTCTAGCATACAATGTAGAATATCAACTTCAAGCACTTAAGTGCAAGCCTCGTGCTCTAGATGACGATGAATTAGCAGCTATCAAAGATCTTAAATCAATGGATTTAGTAATGGCTCGACCTACTCCAGACGCTCAGAAAGAGCTTCTTGATCGTGTGCGCAAAGGAAGTAACGATAACGTAGATGAGTCTCTTGAAGACGAGTTTAACGTAGGATGATCCTATTTACAGCAGATTGGCATATAAAACTGGGGCAAAAGAATGTCCCAGTTGAATGGGCAAAGAACAGATACGCTCTGTTCTTTGACCAGATTTACTTGCTAGAAGCTGAGGTAGACCTTCATATCATAGGAGGAGATCTATTTGATAGACTCCCCACAATGGAAGAATTGGAGTTATACTTCTCTTTTGTTGGGCAGGTAAGTATACCAACTATAATATATGATGGCAACCACGAAGCCACTAAGAAACATAAAACTTTCTTTACAAACCTAAAAGATGCCACTAGAAGTGTCAATTCTTTAGTTGAGGTGGTAGATTATGATTATAGCCATAATAATATAAATATCTTACCCTATGTTAGCCTGCACAAGAAAAATTGTGTGGATAACTTTGATAAAACGCTGCCGTTGTTTACCCATGTAAGAGGTGAGATACCTCCCCATGTAAAACCAGAGGTAGATTTGAGTATATTTGACGAATTCCCTGTAGTATTCGCTGGAGATCTGCACTCTCATAGCAATACACAGAGAAACATTGTCTACCCAGGAAGCCCTATGACAACGTCGTTTCATAGAAACAAAGTTGAGACGGGGTATCTACTAATCGACACTGATTGGTCTTGGGAGTGGAAGAAGTTTAACCTTCCCCAACTACTACGGAAGACTGTATCAAAAACCGAAGATATGATTCCTACTATCTTTGACCATACTATCTACGAGATAGAGGGTGACATGCAGGATCTAGCAAATATAGAAGATTCTTCTTTATTAGATAAAAAAGTAATAAAACGAAGCACAGAAGCCAGCTTAGTCATAGGCAAAGATATGACCAAAGAAGAGGAATTAATAGAGTATTTAACTTATATACTAGAAATTCCAGAAGAAAAAATATCAAACATTTTAGGGGTTTACAATGATTACGCTCAAAAAGCTCAGTTGGGATAACTGCTTTAGTTATGGTTCAGGAAACGAGTTAAATCTCGCTGACAATACCGTAACTCAAATCATTGGTACTAACGGGATGGGGAAGTCCTCCATCCCGTTAATTATAGAGGAAGCGTTATATAACAAAAACTCTAAGGGTATCAAGAAAGCAGACATACCAAATAGATATGTTAATAATGGGTACAGTATTACATTGGAGTTCTCTAAAGGTTCTAATGAGTATTGTATCTCTGTGTGTAGAAAAAGCAGTATAAAGGTAAAGTTAGAAGAAAATGGGGTAGATATATCTAGTCATACGGCTACAAATACCTACAAAAGTCTTCAAGAAATTATAGGGGTAGACTTTAAAACCTTCTCTCAATTAGTGTATCAAAATACTAATGCAAGTTTGCAGTTTCTTACCGCCACAGACTCTAATAGAAAGAAATTTCTTATAGATCTACTACATTTGGAAGATTACATAGAGTTATTTGAGATTTTCAAAGAGGCATCAAAGGATTCGAATAACTTAATTACCAGTAGTAAAGCTAAGATTGCAACGATTAATAAGTGGCTTAGTGATAACAAATTGAGTGATACCAACATACTTCCAACAATAAATATTGAAATTAATACACAAGAAGACGAGAAACAACTAAGTACTTTATTATTAGAAATTAAAAATATTTCTGAAAATAATAAAAAAATTGCAAATAATAATAGATTTTTAGACAGACTAAAGAAGCTTGACCTAGAAAAGGCAAGGACAGTGTCTCCTGGTGATAAGATATCACCCTCAGAAGACAGAGAGTCTTTATTTGCAGCAAAAGCAAAGAAAGACAATGCCATAAAAGCATTGAAGAAGTTAGTGGGTTTAGGCAATACTTGTCATGTATGTGACCAAGATATAAACGAAACCTTCAAAAAAGATTTAATGGAACATGAAATAGGCGAAAGAGATACAGCTAAGGCAGCTATAGAAGAGCTGACTGCTAGTATTAAAGTAGCCGAAGAGCATAATAGAAAAGTAGAATCTTTTGCAGATCTTGAGAGGTCATGGTCAGATACATTTAGATCTATAGACAGAAGCCTTCCAACTAGACTTCAAAACGAAGAAGATCTAAGACAGGAAGCAGAAAAACTAAGTCTACAGATAAAGTTTAAACGAGATGAGATACGTCTCTTAACAGATCAAAACACAGATATAACTAAAAGAAATACTAGAATACAAGTTATTCAGGAGCAGACCCAGGAGTTTATATCACAGCTTGGAGATGCTACGAAAAGCCTTAATCAACATTCTGATTTAGATTCTACACTAGAGGTATTGAAGAAAGCCTTTAGTACAAATGGTCTTTTAGCTTATAAGATAGAGAACCTAGTAGTAGAGTTGGAAGAGGTTGCTAATACGTACTTAGCAGAGCTGTCTGACGGCAGGTTTACTTTAGGCTTCAATGTGCAAAAAGATAAGTTAAATGTAGAGATCACAGACAACGGCAATACAGTAGATATACTTGCATTATCTTCTGGTGAGCTAGCTAGAGTTAATACTGCTACTCTTATTGCTATTCGCAAGTTGATGAGTAGTATATCAAAATCGAAAATTAATATACTTTTCCTGGACGAAGTTATTAATGTTTTGGACGATACTGGACGTGAGAAGATGGTAGAGCTTCTGATTAAAGAAGATGAACTGAACACTTATGTAGTATCACACGGTTGGACACATCCATTATTGGATAAGATTGAAGTCGTAAAAGATGGAAATGTGAGTAAATTAGAATGGTAGATTCAAGAGCAAAAGGCGCAAGAGGTGAGTATCTAGTACGAGATATGCTTCGAGAAGCCACAGGACATAAGTTCGAAAGAGTCCCCGCTTCAGGGGCGCTAGAGTATTTAAAAGGCGATTTGTATGTCCCAAGAGAGGCTAATAAATATTGTATAGAAGTAAAAAACTATGCTGAGTCTCCGTTATCGGACAAACTATTCACACAGGAAAAGACTAATAACCTTATTCGGTGGTGGAAAAAAGTAGTAGTACAAGCAGAGGGCGGAGATCAAGAGCCTATGTTATTCTTTAAGTATAATAGGTCAAAGGTTTTTGTGGTTGTAGATGAAGAACCTAAACACACAAAATGTATTCATGTCAATTGGTTAAATTGCTACGTTATGTTAGCTGAAGAGTGGTTAGCACAAGAAAAGGTACATTTTATCCATGAGACGACAATTACTAAAAAGTAGCTTTGCTACCTTAAACAGAAGGAAACAGATAATGGCTTTTAGCTTTTTAAAGCAATTCGAAAAAGATGCGGGGTCAACGCTAGTAGTAGATGCGTTAAACCTTGCCTTTAGGTGGAAGCATAACGGAAAAACAGACTTTATACAGGAGTATATAGCAACAGTACAGTCGCTTGCTACCTCATATAACTGTGAGAAGATCATAATCACAGCAGACCAAGGGTCTTCTTCTTATAGAAAGAATCTTGATCCTGGCTATAAACAGAATCGAAAAGATAAATATGCCGAACAAACAGAAGAAGAGGCAGCAGCTTTTAAACTGTTCTTCCAAGAATACGAAAAAACTCTAGCAGCTCTAGAGAATATGTACCCCGTACTTCGCTACGATGGTGTAGAGGCAGATGATATTGCCGCACACTTAGTAAAGTTTAAAGGACATTATGGGTTAGACACAATTTGGTTGGTTTCTAGTGACCGAGATTGGGATTTGCTTATTAGCGATAATGTTTCTCGATTCTCGTATGTTACTAGAAAAGAAGTTACTAAAGCCAATTGGTCAGACCACTACGATGTATCTATGGAGGAGTATATATCTCTGAAGTGTTTGACAGGAGATAAAGGGGATAATGTTCCAGGTATTCCTGGTGTAGGCCCTAAGCGTGCTCAAGGTCTTATAGAGCAGTTTGGTGATGCAATGAGTGTGTATGATGCAGTACCTTTAAGCGGAAGCTATAAGTATATACAAAATGTAAATCTACACGCAGAACAGATACTAAAAAATTACGAACTAATGGATTTAATTACATATTGCGATGATGCAATAGGCGTCGATAACATAAACGACATCGAGGAGAAGTTACTTGTTGAAGATTGATTATAACAGAGATAACTACCTATCTGAGTTTAGTATAAAAACTCTACAAGATAGGTATTTACTAGAGGGTGAAAACTCCCCTCAGGATGCGTTTGCTAGAGCCGCCAATGCTTTTTCAGATGATGAAGCACATGCACAAAGATTGTATGACTATGCTAGTAAACTTTGGTTTATGTTTTCTACTCCAGTTCTTAGCAACGGGGGCAGCTCACGTGGCCTACCTATTAGTTGTTTTTTAAACTATGCTGAAGATAGTCGTGCAGGAATTACAGGTCACTACACAGAGAATGCTTTTCTTAGCTCTGTAGGTGGCGGAATCGGTGGATGCTGGAACTCAGTAAGAAGCGTAGGGTCTACAACCTCTGCGGGGTCAGAGAGTACTGGAGTGATACCATTTTTAAAAGTAGTTGACGCAGAGATGCTAGCATTCTCTCAAGGCGTTACAAGGAGAGGAAGTTATGCGGGATATTTGGATATACGCCACCCAGAAATTGAAGAGTTTCTCGACATTCGAAAGCCTACTGGCGGTGATGTTAATAGAAAATCTACTAATCTTCATCATGGCGTTACGATTTCTGACGAGTTCATGTCAATTATAGAGCAAGCTACGCTTGTAGAAGGTTTTGATGATTCCTGGGATTTGGTTGACCCACACAGTGGTAAAGTTACAAAAACTGTATCTGCCAAAACACTTTGGGTAAAACTTATCCAGAATCGTGTTGAAACAGGCGAACCGTATATTATGTTCACAGATACAGTTCAGAGGGCTTTACCCCAATTTCAAAAAGATTTAGGGCTACAGGTACATCACTCTAATTTATGTTCTGAGATAACACTTGCCACAAGTGCAGAACGTACTGCAGTTTGTTGCCTGTCGAGCGTCAACCTTGAAGAGTATGACGAGTGGTGTGATAATGATCAATTCATTCCTGATTTAGTAAGAATGTTAGATAATGTATTGCAACACTTTATTGATAACGCTCCTGATGAGCTTTATCGAGCAAAGTTAAGTGCAGAACGTGAGAGAAGTATTGGTTTAGGTGCAATGGGTTTTCATGCTTACTTGCAGAGACAAGATCTTCCTTTCGAGAGTATGTGGGCTGCAAGTGCAAACCACACAATGTTTAAAAGAATAAAATCGGAGGCAGTACGTGCAACAAAACAACTCGCAACAGAAAGAGGAGAATGTCCAGATGGAAAAGGCTCTGGCGTACGTAATGCCCATCTTCTTGCCGTTGCTCCTAATGCCAGTAGTAGTATTATTTGTGGTAATACTAGCCCTAGCATCGAGCCTTATCGCGCTAATGCATTTACTCAAAAAACTAAGTCAGGCTCTAGTCTCCTTAAAAACGAGTATTTGGAACACGCTCTTCAAGAGCTAGAAATGGACACGGACGAAGTATGGTCTAGTATCATGACAAGTGGCGGAAGTGTGCAACACTTAGATTTTTTAGATCAGCATACGAAAGACGTATTTAAAACAGGCGTAGAGATAGACCAGAAGTGGGTTATACAACACGCCGCAGATCGTCAACAGTACATTTGCCAAAGTCAATCTTTGAATGTGTTTTTTCCAGCTAACGTATCTAAGTCAGAACTACATGCAATTCATATGAGTGCATGGAAAAAGGGTGTAAAGACGTTGTATTATCTTCGTAGCGAAGCAATGAAGCGAGCTGAGAATGTTTCCGACAAAGTACTTAGACAGTATGTACTAGACAGTATGGATGAGAACGAATGTTTAGCGTGTGAGGGATAAGATGAAATTATTAAAGTTTAGCGCAGATTGGTGTAGTCCTTGTAAAATGCTATCCACTACTATGGATAAGATGGAGTTTTCAGTACCAGTAGAGAATATGGATATTGATCAAGAGCAAGTACTAGCACGATCCTATGGGGTGCGCGGTGTACCTACAGTAATTTTGGTAGATGCCACTGGAAAAGCTTTAAAACGCTTTTCTGGTGTCAAAAGTAAAGGCGAAATAGAAGCCTGGTTAGGAGATGTATACGAATGAGTAGTAATTTACTAGAAGAAAGAGAGTATTATAAGCCGTTTAACTATCCGTGGGCGTTTGAGCACTATAAAGCTCAACAGCACATGCACTGGTTACCTGATGAAGTCAACCTTGCAGATGATCTAAAGGATTTTAGAGAGAAGCTAACTCCAGGAAACAAAGTAATGCTTTCGCAAATCTTTCGTTTCTTTACTCAGGCAGACGTAGATGTATGTTGTGGCTATGCT